ATCTCAAGCAGCAAACGGACTAGCTGGTGCTCAAGCTACATTAACTCAGGCACTTAGCGGAGTAAACAACGCAGTTGGATCAGCCCTGGGCGGGGGTGCGCTAGGTGGAAGTTTAGTAAGTACCGCTGCCGGACTAACAGGTACAATAGGCCAAGCAGTATCGTCAATTGGAGCGGCTGGATCAGCAATTGCTGGTGCCGCAATTAATGCTACCTCAATAGCTGTAAACTCAGTAAAAAATATAAATCTTTCTTTGAACAGCTCAGTAACAAATCCCATCAACAATGCAGACTTTATTAAAACAGTATCTGATGGCGGTGCCGCATTATCTCAAATTGGATCCATGGGAGCGTCAGCTGTGACTGGTGTACTAGCACAAGGCAAAAAACTTGTGGGACAGGCCAGCGATGTGTTGAGCAATACCAAGGGTGTGGGGTCATTTGGGCTTGATGTTGGCCAACTTGAAACTGCTGGATTTTTAAAACCTGGAACATCAAAATTTATAGACTCTGGCGCACAAACAGTAAGCTCATTATTAAAATCTCCTGCTGTATGGACTGGGAAAGACGGAATAAAAAGTGTTACTGGAATACTAGATAACGCCGGCAAACAAAGTGCAATACAACAAGATTTAATGGCTAAAGGTGTTGCTGGACTTGGCGCACTGGGAGTACCAGTAAACAACTTATCTGCGCAAGGACTTGGCGGCCTAGCACTCAGTGCAGCAAAAAGCCTGCCCAACACTGAGGCATTTGTTAAAGGGCTGCCACTACCTGCAGATATTAAATCAACTATTGATAGCAATATTCGAGACGCTAGTTTTGCAGTAAACCTAGTTGATAACAAAATGCCCCCAGCGTTTAAAGCAACTGATATTCCGGTACCTGCAACTGACACAGTAAATCGCGAAACACTAAACGCTGCAAGTGTTAGGATTTCTGGCAATGAAAAAATTCCGCCACCAAATTACGGACCCAGAGAAGACAACATTCAAGTCCAAGCCGAAGAATATGTATCTAAAGCTGCTATCCTCACCAATCAGTACATAAACGTTGCTGGTCGCGGACTTGAAGCAGTAAGTTCAAAACTAGCTGAATTAGAAAATCAACAAAGTATTACTCAACAAGCGTATGACGCAGTAAACAACGAATTCCAGAGTGTGCGTCAGGCCTACAATGCACAAGGTCCGGTATTGGCTGCTGAAGTTAATAGTTTATACCTGCGATTATCCGTAACACAACAGCGAGTAGTTGACACATTTGATAATTCGCCAAAGAAAACAGCAAGTGTAATATCATACTTGCTAGAGCAATCTAAGCAGATCAAAGAACGACTTAGAACTCTAGCATTTAAAATTGAAGGCCGCGGCGGCGGCGAATAACCTATAAATATTAACATGGCACAACGATTCATTGGTTTCAACACACAAGGGCAATACAAGAAGTTTACTCTTACTGATTTCCCACTGATCAAGCGAGATTTGATCAACGCTTTTAATATTCGTCAGGGTCAGTTACCAGGACGTCCTGAATACGGAACTGTGTTGTGGGACTACTTGTTTGAAGGGCAGTTAGAAGAATTACAAGCTCAGATTACAAAAGAAGTGCAACGTGTAGCCGGCGGAGACCCTAGAGTCTACATCAGTGACATCCAATGTTACCCGCAGGAAAACGGAATTTTAATTGAGATAGAGTTAACAATTCTACCGTCTACTGATGCCGAGCGGCTAAGTTTATTTTTTGATGTCACAAGTCGAGTAGCCTCCTACGTATAAGTTAGCCGTTTTTAAAGCCGATAAATAAAACATAGAGGCTCTAACAATGGCAACCACAACAAGACAAACAGCAATATTTGGAATTGAGGACTGGAAACAGATCTATCAAACCTATCGCGAAGCAGACTTTCAAAGCTATGACTTTGAAACTCTACGCAAAAGCTTCGTTGACTATTTGCGTTTGTACTATCCAGAAACATTCAATGACTACATTGAATCGTCAGAGTACATTGCTTTATTAGACGTAATTGCGTTCATGGGACAAGCACTTGCTTTCCGTACAGACTTGAACACACGTGAAAACTATATAGACACAGCAGAACGTCGTGATTCTGTTGTAAGACTTGCTAATCTTGTTAGCTATACTGCAAAAAGAAACACCGCTGCCCAGGGCTTGCTCAAGGTGTTTTCAGTTACAACAACTGAGAACGTTGTAGATTACAACGGGGTTAATTTGAGCAACGTTACCGTGGACTGGGCAGACCCTACAAACCCAGACTGGCAAGAACAATTTACTTCAATTATCAATGCTGGTTTAACAAGCACCCAACGAGTTGGCCGACCAGGTAATCGCAACACTATTTTAGGTATTCGCACTGACGAATACGCAATTAATCTTGTGCCGGGATTTTTGCCAATAGTACCGTACACTTCTGTTGTTGACGGGGTGAGTATGCCGTTTGAGGCCATGAGTTCTACCAGCACAGGACAAGATTACTTGTATGAGCCTGCGCCTCAAGCCAACCAGCCATTTAATATACTGTTCCGCAACGATAGCTTGGGATTCCAGTCAGCAAACACTGGTTACTTTTTTATGTTCAAGCAAGGTGTGTTACAAAATCAAGACTTTAACCTAGCAGAGCGCATTAGTAATCGCACAGTGAATATCAATATTGAAGGTGTCAACAACGAAGACCGTTGGCTGTTCCAGTTGGACAATGTGGGTACTGTCACACGTGAGTGGGAATATACTGAAAATATCTACGCCGCGGCAGCCGAACAAGTTGGTACAACACTACGCCCAATTTACTCAGTAACAAGTCGAACAAACGACCAAATTACAATGGTATTTGGTGACGGCACATTCTCTGAAATTCCAGTAGGTACGTTCCGTGCGTATGTGCGTGCCAGCAACGGATTGCAATACATTATTAATCCTGAAGAGATGCAAGCAGTAACTATTCCAATCAGTTACATTGACCGTAGCGGCAACTTGCAAACTATCACTTTTACTTGTGGCATCACAAGCCCGGTAAGCAATTCACAAGCCCGCGAAAGTATTGATTCTATCAAGCAAAGTGCTCCAGCCCGTTTCTACACACAAAATCGCATGGTTAACGGTGAGGATTACAACCTGTTTCCATACACTCAGTACAACTCAATTGTTAAGAGCAAAGCTCTTAATCGTAGCAGTATTGGAACTAGTCGTTATCTAGACTTAGTAGATAATACAGGCAAGTACTCATCAACTAATACTTTTGGCAGTGATGGTGGTTTATGGGAAAATAATATTGTACCAACAATTTTGTTTAGCTGGACTACTCGCAATGAAATTGCTGACGTGGTTACAAACCAAGTGCAACCTCAATTGGCTGAAAGCACCATGCGTCAATTTTATTACGCAAATTTTCCTCGACAAAATGCCAACACTGGGACAACAGCACTTTCGACCTGGAACCAATCAACCACACTAGCAAACGAAACAACTGGTTACTTTAAAAATGCTAGCGGAACCCCAATCCCGGTTGGCGCTACCACAAGTACTGTGTTCCAATATGCTGTTGTGGGCAGCTTGATTAAGTTTGTGGCGCCAACTGGCTACTACTTTGATCGCAACAACAAGTTACAGCAAGGTACTCCAACCCGATCTGACGAAACAACAGAAATCTGGGCAAGCCCAATGAGTATTCAAGGTGACGGATACAATAACGGTATTGGTAATTTAAGTTCGGGTTCGGGACCAATTACTCTCAACAACTTTGTACCAACTGGTGCTATTGTCGACACTATTATTCCGCTGTTTGTTACTGACTTACCACTGAGTCTCGAACAATCAATTGCAGAACAAATTGTATTGTATCGTAATTTTGGCCTTGGATACGACAACGACGGTGCAATCACTGGCGTACCTTACACATGGTATTTGATTACATCAACTAATCTTGCCCAAGATAGTATTTGGAGTCAAGCAAATGCTGGAAGCACTGCTGGAACAAATAGTGATGCAAGTTGGTTAATTCAATTTGTAACTGAAAATCAAAACTATACTATTACATTCCGCGGCCTAGCATATTACTTTGGGTCAGTTTTACAAACACGATTCTTCTATTACGGAGACCAGCAAATCTATGATAGCCGTACTGGAACAGTTATTCGCGACTACATTAACTGTTTAGCGGTGAACACGCAGCCTGATTCCACACAAAGTCTACCAGGTGACATTTTTATGACTATTACTGGTCAGCCTGTGGAAAGTGATGGCTACGTTGATGACTTCCAGGTCTTGGTTGGATTCCGAGACAGTGACAACGACGGAGTCCCAGACAACCCAGACTTCTTTACTGAGATTGTTGCACCTACGGTCAACTCTAATCAAAAATACGTGTTCTTGCAACAAACAGTGGACTTTGATAACCTACAACGATATCTGTTAGTGGACCAAGGTATTGTGAATAGTGACTATGCTACTCTTGATGACATTGAGCTAGTTAAGTCTGAGTGGAGCCCAGGACAAGTATTCTATGCCTACACTGATCAATTGTTTTATGAATTAAGCGTAGGCACCACAGGAGTTCGGACAATAGTTGCTGTTCAAGGATGGATTGCTCGCACTGGTCGCCAGGACTTGTACTACCAGTACCGTCACAACTCACCGTTGACTAATCGTATTGACCCCGGCACAACAAATATTATTGACTTGTATGTGGTGACGTTATCATATTACACAGCATATCAAAACTGGATCCGAGATACCACTGGTACTGTTATAGAACCAGACCAGCCAACTATTGATGAGTTATCAACAGCTTATCAAGGTTTAAATAACTATAAGATGATTAGTGATAATATTATTTTAAACAGCGTTACATTTAAACCGTTGTTTGGAGAAAAAGCTGCAAGTAGTTTACGTGCCACTATTAAAGTTATTCGTGCTAGCAACTCAACTGCTAGCACAAG